GTCAATTTTTTCTCTCGCCACAATGGTCCGAGGTTTGCCAGTGGCCGGAATAACGACCGATCCGCGCAACGCGAACAAGGGCACGGCGCGCGGCCGGGCGCTGCTGGAGCGCTCGTTGCGGACCTACGGCGCGGGGCGCTCGGTCCTGGCCGATAAGCACGGCGCGTTGATCGCCGGCAACAAGACGTATGAGACGGCGTACGAGCTGGGGATGCCGGTGCGTGAGGTGCATACGTCCGGCGACGAACTGGTCGTTGTGGTGCGAGACGATCTGGATCTGGCCGATCCTGCGGCGAAAGAACTGGCAATCGCGGATAACCGCGTCGGTCAGCTGGATCTCGACTGGGATACCGACGTCCTGGCCGAACTGACGCAGGAGATCGACCTGACGCAGTTCTGGGGCGACGACGAGTTGGCGGCGCTGCTTGGACGGGTGAGGCCGGCGCTCGACGATCCCGGCGCGCAGGTTGACCGGGCCGAGGAACTGCGGGCGAAGTGGGCGACCGAGCGCGGGCAACTCTGGCAGATCGGGCGGCATCGGCTGTTGTGCGGGGATGCGACGAACGCCGAGGACGTGGCGCGGTTGGTGGCGGGCGAGACGGCGAGAAGCGTTGTCACTGATCCTCCATACGGCATAGACCACGACGGTGTCGCCAATGACGAACCGGCAGGATTGCCCGCGTTGTACGCGGGAGTTCTTGCCGCGATGCCTGCGACAAACGCCGTATGTGTTTGCTTCCAGTCTCCCAGGATGTTTCCCGATTGGCTAGACGCGGTGCGTGCCGCTGGTCACCGATTCGAGCGAGCCTTGTGGCTGCACGACGTGAATAAGACCGGCACGTTTCCGTGGCGCGGCTGGCTGCTTACGTCGGACATTGTGTTGGTAAGCACTATCGGCACGGGCGGATGGGCTTCCCGCCCCCGCCATGAACACGATTGCATGACGACGCAGGGCAAAGAGTCGGTGACCCTCGACGGCACGCATACGACGATCAAGCCGTTGCAGGTTCTCGCTCACATTGTGCAAACGGTTGAGAGTCCGGTCTACGACCCATTCGTCGGTTCCGGCACGACCATCGTTGCCGCCGAGCAAGAGGGCCGCGTCTGCTACGCGATGGATATTGACCCGAAGTACGTCGCCCTCGCGCTGGAACGACTCGCCGGCTGCGGGCTAGATCCGAGGCTCGTCTGATGGCGAACAAGCGTCAGAAGCCGCGCGAGCTGCTGCGCAACCAGCGTCCGGACCGCATGACCGCGGTGACGCTGCTTCCGCAACCCGACCGCAAGACGCCGCGCACGCCGGCCGGCCTGCACCCGGTCGCACAACACGCCTGGCGCGAGTTCTGGGCGTCCGACGTGAGCTACGCGGTCGACCTGCACGCCGACCTGGGCGCGCTCAAACGCTGGGCGCACTGCATCAGCGAACGCGCGCGCTTCTCGGAACTGGTCGCGCACTCGCCGCTGGTCAAGGGCTCTCGCGATCAATTGCGGCGCAATCCGCTCGTCGACCACATCGCCGTCCTGAACAGCGAGATCGCGCGCTGCGAAGACCACTTCGGTATGACGCCGCTGGCCAGGATGCGGCTCGGCATCGCCAGCGCCGGCGCGGAGGTTGGACGCATGGCCGTCGAACGCCGGCGCGCCACCGTCGAGCACCAGTCCGAGTACGACGATCCGCGCGACGTACTGGAGATCGTCGTATGAGCGTGCTGGTCGTGCCGCCGTCAAAGCCGCGCTACCCGACGCTGGGACCGCTGGTGTGCGACTTCATCGAGTCGACGCTGGTCTTCGGTCCGGGCGACTTGCGCGGCGAGCCGGCCGTGCTCGACGCCGAGAAGCGCGGTCTGGTCTATCGCATGTACGAGGTCTTCCCGCGCGACCACGAGCAGGCCGGCCGGCGGCGCTTCAAGCGCGTCGGGCTGTCGCTGGCGAAGGGGCTGGCGAAGACCGAGTTCGCCGCCTGGATCGCGGCCTGTGAGCTGCACCCGGACGCGCCGGTGCGCTGCGTCGGCTGGGACGACGACGGCAACCCGCTCGGCGGGCCGGTGACCGACCCGTACATCCCGCTGGTGGCCTACACGCAGGAGCAATCGGACGAGCTCGCCTACGGTGCGCTGCGGGCGATCCTCGACGAGTCGCCGGTGCGTGGCGACTTCGACATCGGCATCGAACGGATCATGCGCCGGCGCGGCGACGGCAAGGCGGTGTCGCTGGCGTCCGCTCCCAGCGCGCGTGACGGCGCACGCACGACCTTCCAGGTCTGCGACGAGACGCACTGGTGGGTCGATGACCGGCTCAAGCTGGCCTACCAGACGATGACCGCGAACCTGCCGAAGCGCAAGCTGGCCGACGCCTGGATGCTGGAGACGACGACCGCCTACGAGCCTGGCCGCAAGTCGGTGGCTGAGGGCGCGATGGACTACGCACGCGCCATCGCCGAAGGACGCGCCTCCGATGCTCGCCTGTTCTTTTTCCACCGCCAGGCATCGGACACGCACGACCTGACGACCGAAGCCGGCGCGCGCGCGGCGGTCGAAGAGGCCTCTGGTCCGGCTGCCGTCTGGCGCGACATCGACGGCATCGTCGAGCTGTGGCGCGATCCGCGCACCAACCAGGCCTTCTGGGAGCGCGTGTGGTGTAACCGCATCGTGAAGAGCAGCGCGCAGGCCTTCGACGTACAGCGCTGGCGCTCGCTCTATGAACGCGCATCCCCAGTTGCGGACGGCGAGAAGATCGTGCTGGGCTTCGACGGCTCGCTCTTCCGCGACGCGACCGGCATCGTGGCGACGCATATTCTTACCGGCTATCAGTGGGTCGCCGGTATCTGGGAGTGTCCGGCCAACCCGCCAGACGACTGGCACGTGCCGACTGAAGAGGTCGACGACGTGGTGACGGGGCTGTTCGAGCGTTACGACGTCTGGCGCATGTACTGCGACCCGGCCTACTGGCAGGCCTGGACGGCGACCTGGCACGGCCGCTATCCCGAGCGCGTGATCGACTGGTGGACGAACCGCAGGCAGGCGATGACCAGGGCGCTGGCCGGCTACGCCGACGCGATCGCCGAGGGCACGCTGGCGCACGATGGGAACGAGGCCTTCGCGCGGCACATCGCCAACAGCTACCGGCTCGACCTGGCGCAGCGCGACGACCTCGGCAAGCCGCTGTGGTTGATCCAGAAGGAGCGCCACGACTCGCCGTTCAAGATCGACCTGGCGATGGCGGCCGTGCTGTCCTGGCAGGCGCGCACCGACGCGGTGAGCGAAGGCCTGCTGAACCCGCCACCATCAGGGAACGCGAATATCTGGATACCGGGCGTCAATTGGTTTCCAGCCGCGGAGAGCACGCCATGAGCGGCGCGGATGCGCTGGAGGTGCGGTTTCGTCGTCGGCGGAAGTGGCGCCGTCGTGCTGGCCTACGGACTGTGGCTCATCGCTCCGGCGGTCATGCTGCTCGTCGTCGGGCTTGGTGGTCTGACGGCAGGTGTCTGGATGGTCTGGGCCGGGAACCGAGGCGAGGAATGATCATCCGCCGGCTGATGCGCAACACGAGCGTCTCGAACATTAACAACCCGCATAGTGACCTGTACAGAGCCATCGCCGGCTGGATCGACGGACCGTCAGTCAACTCCGGCGTGAGCGTCAACCAGGACTCGGCTATGCGCGTCATCGCGGTCAACGCCTGCGTGAAGCTGATCGCCGAGACGATCGCGTCGTTGCCGTTGCAGACGTTCAACCGCTCCGACGACGGCCGCGAGCCGATCCGCCGGCCGGCCGAGGCGTACGTCTGGGACCAGCCGAATCCCGAGATGACGCCGATGGAGTTCTGGGAGCAGGTCTTCTGCTCGCTGCTCCTCGACGGGAACGCGTTCATCGAGACGGTGCGGCACCGCAACGGCACGCAGCAGATCGCCGAACTCTGGCCGATCGAGCCGCTGATGGTCAACGTCGGGCGCACGAAGGACGGTCGCAAGGTCTTCGAGATCCCCAACAGCGGCACGTACGACACCAGTCAGATCCTGCACATTCCGGCCTTGCGCCGGCCTGGCCAGGAGCGCGGCATGTCGCCGATCGCCGCGGCACGTGAAGGCATCGGCGTCGCCATCAGCTCAGAGCGGCTGGCGGCAAAGTTCTATGGATCGGGCTCGTTCCTGTCAGGATTGCTCGAGGTGCAAGCCGACTGGTCGAATAAACCAGATCTCGTCAACAACACGCTGACCAACTGGACCCGGATTCACAGCGGTCCGGACAACGCGTTCAAAGTGGCGCTGCTCGACAATAACGTGAAGTTTCGGGAAACGTCGATCCCGCCCGAAGACTTACAGTTCCTCGAATCACGCAAGTTCCAGGTCGAGGAAATCTGCCGGCTGTACCAGGTGCCGCCGCACATGGTCGCCTCGGTGGAGAAATCGACCTCGTGGGGCACCGGCATCGAGCAGCAGGGCATCCAGTTCGTCGTCTACTCGCTGCTGCGCTGGGCGCGTCGCACCGAACAAGCTGTTAGCAAATTCTTGTTACCGCCGCGCGAACGCTACGCGCGCTGGAACTTCTCGGCGCTCTTGCGTGGCGACAGCGCGGCCAGGGCGACCTTCTACGCCCAGGGCCGCACCGGCGGCTGGCTGTCGATCAACGACGTGCGCCGCCTCGAGGAGCTGCCGCCGATCGACAACGGCGACGACTATCTCCAGCCGATGAACTTCTCGGTCGTCGGCGAAGAGCCCGAACCGCAACCAGCCGGAGAGCCCGTGCCGGATTTCAGCGAGAACGGAGCGCGGCATGCCCTGGCACGTTGATCGCGACCACGCCGGCTGTCCGGCGTCGAAGCCGTGGGCCGTCGTCAAGGATTCTGACGGCTCGGTCGCTGGATGTCATGCAACGGAGGACGACGCAATGTCGCAGATGGCCGCGCTGTACGCCAACGACCGGTCGCTGGACCGCGATGTGTTCGGTCACGAGCGGCGCACGCTCGCGCTGGTCGAGATCGAGGTCCGCAAGAATGACGACGACGATACGCGGCGACTGCACGGTTACGCGGCCGTCTTCGACCGGCGCGCATCCATCAGCGGCTTCGGCGGTCCGTTCATCGAGAGCGTCGCACCGGGCGCGTTCAAGAAGTCGATCGACGAGCACGACGTCAAGTTGCTCTTCAACCACGACCCAAGCCTGATCCTGGCGCGCAACCAGGCCGGCACGCTGCGGTTGCAGGAGGACCAGCGTGGTCTGCGTGTCGACGCGGACCTGCCCGAGACGACGACCGGCCGTGACATCGCGATCAGCCTGGCGCGCGGCGACATCAGTCAGATGTCGTTCGCCTTCGACGCCATCCGCGACGAGTGGAACTACCAGGCCGACCCGCCCGAGCGTCGCCTGCTCGAGGTGCGGCTGTACGACGTCTCGGTCGTCACCAACCCGGCCTACGCCGACACGACCGCGAGCGTGCGCGCACTGCGCAGCATGGGCGTCGGCGACGCGTTCATCCGCGCGATCCAGCAGCGATCCCAGCAGAGACCGCAACCAGCGGACCGTCACGCCGGCGATGAGCCACCTGACGGCGAGCACGAGACCACGCCGGCGACGAGCCACCTGGTCTCGCACGAGCGGCGACTGCGCGTGTTGTCCGTCATGTACGACCTGGAACTAGGAGAGATGGCCGATGTCCAAAGTGGCTGAGATGACGCTGGTCGAGAAGCGCAACTACCTCTGGACCCGTATGCGGGAGATCATGGACGTCGCGCGCGAAGAGAAGCGCGAGTTGACGGCCGAGCAGGCAGTCGAGTTCGACCGGCTGGAGACCGAGCTCAACGAGTGCGGTACGCAGCTGCGCGAGACCGAGCGCGAGCGCGAGCGCCAGTCGCGCTACGACAACCTGCTCGAGGTGGCTGACCGGAAAGCCTCGCGTGACGCGGCGCGCCTGGTGACCGAGGGCCGGCAGCAACCGACCGCGACCGACGAGTACCGCAACGCCTTTATCCACTGGATGCGCCACGGCCGTGACGGCATGACGCCGGAACTGCGGCGCGTGATGCAGACCGGCTATCAGACGGATGGTCCTGACGAAGAGCGCGCCCAGACGGTCACGACGACCGGCGGCGGCTACCTGATTCCCGAGGGATTCCGCGCCGAGCTGATCCGGGCGATGAAGGCATTCGGCGGCGTGCGCGAGAACTCGCGCGTCATCACGACGTCGGGCGTCAACCCGCTCATGATCCCGACGATCGACGACACCAGCAACACCGGCCGGCTGTTGACGATCAACACCCAGGTCACCGAGACCGCGATGACCTTCGGCACGGCGCAACTGGACGCCTACAAGTACACGTCCGACCTGGTACTCGTGCCGGTCGAGCTCATGGAGGACTCGGCGTTCGACATGAACGGCCTGGTCAACTCCATCCTGGCCGAGCGGCTGGGACGCATCACCGAGACGCAGTACACGACCGGGACAGGCACGAACCAGCCGAACGGCGTCGTCACCGCAGCCGCTTCGGGAAAAGTCGGCACGGCCGGCCAGACGACGACGGTGACGGCCGATGACATCATGGACCTGTTCCACTCGCTCGATCCTGCCTACCGCGGCGGGGCGAAGTTCATGATGAACGATGCAACGGTCGCCGCCGTCAGGAAACTGAAGACCGGCGTATCGGGCGACAACACGTACCTGTGGCAGCCAGGTCTCCAGGCGGGCGCGCCGGACCTGCTGCTCGGTCGGCCGGTGATCGTCAATCAGAACATGGCGGTCATGGCGGCCAATGCCAAGT